CAAACACATTATTTAGCTAAATCTTTAAAAGAAACTATTCATTCAATTGATTATTTTAAAGATTCCTATTTCGAAGATAGAACAATGACAAAAATGGTAAATAGAGAGTATACTAATATTCAATATAAATTTAGTATTTTAGATAATAATTTAGATTTTTCAATTTACGCATTTCCAGGAAAATCTGCATATCATTTAGATTATAATAAACAAGAAATATTAAATAATACAAATCATGAAGATAGCACAGTTTTTATTTGGATGGGATGGATAGACATTAATTCATGGTTAACAGAATATAGAAATCCAGATAAAGTAGTTAATAATTATTTAAATAATGCAATTAAATATTTTAATAAAAATAAATTAGTTTTTATAACTCCAGTTCCACCGCCCTTAGTTATAGACAGAGATTTTGGACATACCAAGGCAAAACTTTCTGGAGACGATGAAATTGATTTAAATTTTATCAAAGAGTCCTTTTTTGAAAGAAGAAAATACTATGATTTGTTTAAATATGAATTAAATAAACAATGTAAAACACATAATTTAACTTATGTTAATTTAAAAAATATTGTTTCTAGTGACCTATATAATGGCAAAATGATGTATGATTCATACCATTGGCAGCCAGAAGGATATCATCAAGTTATTGATTTTATGTATAATTATGATTAATTTAATGATTAAAATATTGGAAAATGGTTTATAATAGATATATGTCATATTCAGATGCGATACTAAAAGATAGACCAGTTTATATATACAACCCACCAGAACCAGGTCCACTTACTACTGTATATAAATCAACCCCATTAATTTCTGACGAAGGAAACGCATTTTTAGTACGTTCTGGAGAGACATTTAATAGCTATGCTACTTTTAGTAATACACTTGATATTTTAAAGCAGTATAAAGAAGATAAAACTTTTACCATAGAGTTCTGGGTTAAATTTAATCAAAAACCTACAGTTTCAGAAGGTAAGTTTTTTACAGTTGGAAATTCATTATATTTAGCAACATGTGATAATAGATTTTTATTAGATATATGTGGATATAAAACATCAGTTGAAATTGATAACTGGGATGAGTTATTCTATGTTGTAATATCATATAATGGACATTATCCAACATTATATATAAATAATAAAAAATCAACAACAATCAGTTTTGAAAAAATAAATTTTACTGATACTACTAATAATTTTAGTTTTTTAGCTACAAATGCATTAAATCCGCTTGTTGTAAGCAGTTTTGCAATTTATTTGCATGAATTATCACAAGAAAGAAGAATCAATCATTTTTCCTGGGCTTTTCAATCAGCTGATTATGAAAAATATTTAATAAATAAATCTATTTCTTATTTTAATGCAAAAACACCAACATATCAATTAAATGATTCGCATACGTTAAACTTTTTGACAGAAAATAAAGACAATATAAATATTGTAGGAAATAATTTTTTTCTTAATAAAAAAATTATTCCAGGATATAGTAATGTAAACACTAGTAATAACAAAACCACCTTTGATTCTGATGGGTATGTTCAAGCAAATATAGATAAATTTGATATGCCAATAAACGATACTGCATTTTTATTAAAATTTTATTTTCAGTATAATGATCCAAACCAAAGTACAATATTATCGGTAACACATCAATATGGAACGCTGTCCCTAGAAAAAAATTCTTCATATATTAAATTAATGTATAACAGCGAAGAGCTTTATTCATACAATACTTTGACAAACTCTGGAGATTATAATGTTGGAATAGTAATTAAGCAAACAACTATGGATTTTATAGTAAATGGTACAAGTCAGGGATCTATTACTTGCCCACCTTTAGGTTTTTTATCTAATGTCGTTTTAGGAAATAATTCGTCATATAATGACGGATATACAGACGGAATCAAATATTTTTCAGTAGCAAAATCAAATGTCAATGTTAATAGTGATATAAATTCAGCCCTGTCCCATAGATATACAATAGATCTTACAACAGAAAACTTTAAAAAATATGTATATCAAACTGGTTATGCCGAAACTTATTTTTTAAGTTCAGACACATCTGAAAAACGTAGTTCTATTCAATTTTTATCAAACTCATCTAATGCAAAAGTTTATGCATCTTCATATTATTCTTCAGGGTATCCATTGGTTGAGGTTTATAATAATCAATCTATTCCACACTATGATTATGATAATCATATTTATGTAAAAATAAAAGTAGAATTAAAATCTATAAATAATTATGATAATCCAAAAGTTTCAAATTTAAATGTTTATACATATAAAGACGACTTAATTTATTCAGTTAATTCTAGTTCAACAATAAGTTCTAATACAAACAACTCTTACGAAATAGGGCATTCAAGACCATTATTTATAAAAGATAATTTTGGAATAAAACAAAGATCTGGATCTTCTAATAATTCAATTATTAATATAAATAATCAAGATAATGCCTATCAATCAGTTTCATTTATGTTTAGATTGGATAATAGTTTATTTATTCTTTCTAATAAATCATTAATTTCTGTAAATGGAAATGAAATATCTTTAACATTTATTGGTCAAAATTTGTGGACTTTGACGCCATCTAGTGGAACTTTATATATTAATGGAGTTAAAGATGCTACAAATATAAGAGATAGCCAAATATACCATATTGTATGGAACCTAGAAAATTCTGAAACAGATGAATTATTAATAAATTCTAGTGAATCTAATATTGGATTTACAATGGGAGATATAGCAATTTTTACAGATTTACAAACAGATGATTCTGCTCTTTATTTATATAATTCATATTTTAAGAAAAATAAAAATACGATATCAGATTCAAGTGAATTAAATATTTCAGAATCTGGTTACTCATCTACCGTAGCTAAGTGGGAATATGCCAAAATTGTCAAATAATGATGCTTTATTTAATAAAAATGGTAGAATATTGGTATGAAAGCTAAAAGAAAATCACTTTCCATTGTAGAAGAGTCAGATCTTGGAGTATATGTCTGGATTACAGAAGAGGGAAAAATAGTTGCTGATGAGCATGGAAACTATTTTAATATTCCATCAAAAAAGCATGATCCAAAACAACTTAGTAATTTTAGACATGCAGTTAAAGATTTAGGTATTGAAGGCGGAAGGCCAGTGTTTTTATCTGGACATAGAAGAGTTACAGATGAAGAATACGAATATCAAAGACAAAGACTTGAATGGGGATTAATTCCAGATGAATTAGATCTTCCAGCATTTAAAGAAGAATATAAAAATAAGAAGGTGAGAGATGCCCAGGGTATACGCCTCACAGACTGAAGACGATGATAATGGTATTCAGATAAAAAATACTGGAGATTTAGGTTTTTATAAAAAACAACTAGAAGAAGAATCAACAGATATTTTTGCTATTTCTGGAGAAGAGTTATCAAAACTTACTGGACTTTCTCATAATTTCAGAAGAAAAATGCAAAGAGATTTACAAAAATATCAAGCATTTAGTGCAAGTGGTTTTGCTACAAATCCAGTTTCAGCAGTTGTTCCAGAAGGAAAAGATGGTTCAAAATCTAAGAAAATGGAACCAGTTGAAGTAACAGCATATGCAATGTTTAATGTTGTTGTTCCAACATATAACTTAGATTATCTTGCTAAAATTTATGAAATAAATTCTTCACATTATGCAGCAGTTCAAGCAAAAGTAGCTAACGTAATAGGACTTGGATATGATTTTATTGAAACTCCAGCTGTTCTAGCTAAATATGACGAAATACCAGATGATAATTTAGATCAAATTAGAAGATTTAGAAGAAAAGTTGATAGATCTAAACAACAATTAAAAGAAGTTATATCTCAAACAAATAATGTACAGTCCTTAGCAGAAACTTTAAAAAGAATATATATTGACATTGAAACAACTGGAAATGGTTATATGGAAATTGGAAGAACAGCCAGTGGTCAAATTGGTTATATTGGTCATATTCCCGCTACAACCATGAGAATTAGAAGAAAACGTGACGGATTTGTTCAAATAGTAAATTATAGAACAATGTTTTTTAGAAACTATGGAGATACTGAAACACCAGATCAATTAGGTGATGATCCAAGTCCAAACGAAGTAATCCATTTTGCAAAATACACTCCAACCAATTTTTATTATGGAATTCCAGATATAATTGCAGCAACAAATGCCGTTGCTGGAGATCAGTTTGCAGCTAAATTCAACCTAGACTATTTTGAAAATAAAGCAGTTCCAAGATATATCATTACAGTTAAGGGTGCAAAATTAAACCCAGATTCTGAAAGAAAACTGCTTGAATTTTTTCAAACTGGACTAAAGGGATCAAACCATAGAACACTATACATTCCTTTGCCAGCAGATGAGGGTAATTCAAAGGTAGAGTTTAAGATGGATCCAGTAGAAGCTGATGTACAAGACTCTTCATTCCATGTTTACAGAGAAGATAATAAATTAGAAATTTTGATGGCTCATCGTGTTCCATTAACAAAGGTAAGCATTATTCCTGGGGTGTCTTTAGCTAATGCTAGAGACATGGATAAAACATTTAGAGAACAGGTTGCAAGACCAATGCAAGACGATATTGAACATAAAATTAATATTGTTATTAAAGAATTTACTGATATGTTTACATTAAAGTTTAATGAACTTACTCTTACAGATGAAGATACTCAATCTAAGATTGATGAAAGATATTTAAGAATGCAAGTTATTACTCCAAATGACGTTAGATTAAGAATGAAAATGACACCACTTGATTCTGGAGATAATGTTGTTGTTCTTAATGCACAAGCTAGGGCAGAACAAGCAACTCAAGCATCTGGAAACAGATTAAGAGATCAACAAAGGTCTGCAAATTCTCCAGATTTATCAGGAGAAGCAAGAAATGCAAAGGGTGAGGGTAGACAAAGTAAATAATTTAGTTCAAAATATTTTGTATTAAACTGTTTACTTGTTATTATATTACTAATATGGAAATTAAAAAGTCGCACTGGGCTAGTGATGGTGATAATTTAACACTCACCATACCCTTTGCCAAAGTTGATAAAGAAAAAAGAATGGTATCTGGATTCGCCACTCTTGACAACATTGACTCTCAAGGCGATCTTGTAGATACAGAGGCAAGCCTAAACGCATTTGCTCGTTTTAGAGGAAATATTAGAGAAATGCATCAGCCAATTGCTGTTGGAAAAGTTGTTTCATTTAAACAACAAGATTTTTATAATAAACAAGAAAACAAATCATACAGTGGTGTTTTTGTAAATGCATATGTTTCAAAGGGTGCTCAAGATACTTGGGAAAAAGTATTAGATGGAACACTTTCTGGATTTTCCATTGGTGGAAATATTAATAAATATGACACAGTAATAGGAAAAGATAATGCTGAGGGTCCAGTGAGAGTTATTAAAGATTATGATTTAGTAGAACTTTCATTGGTAGATAATCCAGCAAATCAATTAGCTAACATTTTTTCAATTCAAAAAAGTGATATTGGATTTAATATTACTGGTATGGCAACAACCATTAAAACACAAAATGTTTTTTATTGTGAATCAGATGAAATAGCTATTGCAGATAATTCTGAAGAAAAAAGTTGCGACATGTGTAATTCAACAATGAAAAATATTGGTTGGGTTGAAGACTCTTCTGATATTTCAAAAGTTGTTGGCGATTATATTTCAAAAGGAAAAGGAGGTAATGATATGGAAGACAAGCTTATTAAGTCAGTAGAAGATATTGTAGAGGCTCCTGCTGCCGTCGAAGAAGTTGTTGAAGATTCCGCAACAGAAGAAGTTGTTGAAAAAAATAACGATGTAGAACAATCAATTATTACTTCAGATGATGAAAATGAAACAATTGAAAAATCATCTGACACAGAAGATTCAATTTCTGAAGACGTAGATTTTGCAAAAATGATTGATGACCTTAAGGCTGTTATTTCTGAAGGTCTAGCAAAGGCAGCCGATTCGACTGGTGCAAACGTTGCCTCTGTTGAAGAAATTATTAGTAGAATGCAGTCAGACATGACAAAAAATATTGATGATATGTCTGCTAAACATGATGAAGTTTCTAAAGCAATTGAGGATTGCAAGAGAGATATGCAGATGATGACAAAGCGTATTGACGCATTAGAATCAGCATCTGCCGTTAAGAAGTCCAACGACCTGGATTCAGGTTCAATGGAGACTACAAAGAAATCAAATAGTATCTGGAAAGGTCACTTCCTCGGTGTCCAAGATCTATAATAAAATCAAGAAGGTAGGTGAAAAATAAATGAGTAATGAATTGTTACAGAAAGTAATTGATACAACTAATCTCGGTTCAGACGCAACGACCACCAATACAAATGGTCATGGTCTCCTTTATCCTGATCAAGCAAATCGCTTCATTGATTACATGTGGGATGCAACTATCCTTGCAAAGGCAGCTCGTACTATCCGTATGCGCTCCAACACCACTGAAATTGATAAGGTTGCTGTAGGTGAAAGAATCATGCGTGTCGCTACAGAAAGTGCTCCGCAGAACTATGTATCAGGTTATACAAACACTGGCGCAACCTTTTCAAAGGTTTCGTTAACAACCACCAAGCTTCGCCTTGATTGGGAGCTTTCAAGCGAATCGCTTGAAGACAACCTTGAGGGTGGAGATCTTGAAGATCACATTGCAAGACTTATGGCAACACAAGCTGGCAATGACGTTGAGGATGTTTTGATCAATGGTGATACTACTTCCAATGATGGTCTTCTAGTTGCATTTGATGGTTTCCGCAAGAAGGCTCTTGCTGGCGGTCATGTTGTTGATGCTGCTGGAGATACACTTAAGAGCTCTGTTTTCAACAGCGCACTCAAGGCTCTTCCACGTAAGTATAAGCAACGTCGTAACCAACTAAGATTCTTTGCTGGATCAAATCTCGTACAGGATTACCTGTATGCTTTGATTGACGTAGCTGCTTCTCCATTCGATATCGCTTCTGGCGTTATCCGTGGTTCAGTTGCTGGTCCAGATGGAGCCCCTGGTTCTACAACGCCATTCGCTTTCGGTATTCCAGTTGTCAACGTTCCACTTATGGACGAAACACGTTCTGGTACCTATAGCGGTGCATCGGGAAATCATGGTGATGTTCACCTGACCTTCCCACAAAACTTCATTGTTGGTATCAAGCGTGATGTTACTGTATATCGTCTATTCCAACCAAAGAAGGATACGATTGAGTATACACTCTACATCCGTGTTGGTTGTGCAATTGAAAATCTTGACGCACACGTTGTTGTCAAGAACGTTAAGGTTGCATCGTAACTTTAGCTACTATAATTAGGGGAGGGATAAATCCCTCCCCTAATTGTTTTTCTGATATAATTGTTATTGATAGAAAGGTAAATAATGTCTTTTGATAGTATGAAAGTTGATGAACTAAAGCAGGTAGCAGATAGTTTTGGTGTTGATATTTCTGATTCTAAAACAAAAACAGAAGTTTTGGCATCTTTGCTAGAAGAAGGTGTTACATTTGATATGTATACATCATTTGCAAATGCTGAGAGGGATGAGGTTGAAGATTCTGAAGAAGAGGTTGAAGAAGTAAAGCCAAAGCCCCAATCAAAAAAGAATAAAGACACAGTTTTAGTTAGAATGGAAAGGCACAACCCATCTTATCAAACATATGGTCATGTTTTTACAAGAGAGCACCCGTTTGTAGCAATGTCAGAAAAAGATGCACAACTAATTTTTGACAATGAAGATGGTTTTAGAATGGCAACACCAAAGGAAATACAAGAATTTTATTCATAAGGAGGACTAAGCTTGATAGAAGTAGCTAATAGTTCTTTACATACTGCAGATCTGATAATTTTAAATGATCAGATTCCAACAGATCCAGATGGAAACGTAACTGTTACCATTAAAGATGCTGATACGAATACAGTTATTAGATCTGGAACTGCAACAAATGTAGAAGATGACGATGGTCATTTTTCTTTTCAATTAAAGCCATCAGATACATATATTGATAGAGTTTTATTAATTGAATGGTCGTATACACAGGATTCTGATGAAGTTGTAGAAAAAGAATTTATAAATGTTGCAACACCATACGCTAGTCCTGGAGAAATTGTAGACGAACTTGGTTTAGGCGTTGAGTCTTCCGATGTAGATTATTTTCCTTATGAAAGATTAAAAACTGCTGAAAGATTAGCTAGAATTCAAATAAACAATTATACTGGAAGAAATTTTGGTAAAAGAATAGGATCTCAAACAATTTATGGTAAGGGATCAGATACTTTAATATTTCAAGAACAAATGCTTGCTTTTACCAAAGTTGAACAGGATGATATTGTTAGATACGATTCTACCATAGATTATAATACATTTGGTTTTGGTTTAACTTTAACAGAAACTGGACAGGGTTTAAGAATACTTAATAGTAATCAGTTAGATGTTCAAGATAACCAATCTCCCCCAACTCTTTATTGGGATCCAATAAAATATAAATTTAAAGATAATTCTAGGTTTAAAGTTTATGGAACAATAGGATACAATTATGTTCCATCAGAAATTAAACAAGCAGCATTTTTATTAATTAATGATCATCTTCATAATGATGCTTTATGGAGACAAAAATATATTGATGAAATTGATACTGGTCAAATGAAATTTAAAATGCGTGATGGAGCATTTTCTGGAACTGGAAACCTTATTGTTGACGACATTCTTGATGCATACAAGGCTGTCGGTATTGTGGTGATTTAATGCATCAATCCGTTTATTACGGTTCAGTTTCAAGTGCTTTATTAAATATGACCGCAGAAGTTTTTGAACAAAGAAATGAACAGGACCCAGATACTGGAGAAATTACAAGAAGATGGGTATTTAAAGAAAGAATAGCTTGTCATATTGATATTGCTGTTGAACGAGGATCTGCAATAACAGCAAATTATAAAAAATTTGATAATGAATATACTGAAGAATTTAAAATTGCTATTAAAACTTTAGGTCCATTATCTAAAAGATATAGAATATCTAATTTTACAAATCGTGCTGGAGAAAAATTATTTGTAGAGTGGGATCAAATCAATCAACCTTCAACTATTTTTGAGATAGAATCACACCATCCAAGATTAGATCCTTTAGGAAATTTATTGTATTTTGAAAGTAACATTAGAAGGCTTCAGGTTCAATCAAATGATTAGTATTAAAGTTTCTGATGCAAGCATAACACATTTAATTTCTGAATTAAATGGAAAAGTTGAAGCACTTTCTGCAATAAATGAACCAATTGCTAAATCTGATATTGCTAGTGCAGTTTTTACATTAGCAACTAAAAGTTTTATAAAAAGAATTAATGCAACAGCCATGGCAAATCCTAAAAAATATCATCATATTTATGAATGGAATAAAACTGGAGTTGATCAAGCTAGACTTTTTAAAATAATTAAAGAAAGTACTAATTCTGGAAGTTTAAGAATTGCAACAGTTTTCTTAGATTCAAAAACCGTAGTACCGATTGACAAAAAACTAATGGGAAGAAATAAAAAAGGTCAATTTAATGGAAAAGGTCCAAAATCAAAACATATATTTAAAAATAAAGCAGATGTTATGGAGTATGCAAAGCCAGTTTATATTACTGCAAAAAATGCAAAAGCAATAGTATTTTCTGGTAAAGATGGAAAAAGCATTTTTATTAGAAAGCCAAACGGTGTTAATGTTTTAAAACCAGGGGGTAGTTATGTAAAGGGAGCATATTCAACTTATTTTAATAAATGGTTTTCCAATCCAGCTAATATTAATTCTGCAATTTTAAAAAGTTCTTATATAACAACATTAGAAAGTCAATTAGCTAAATATTTATCCAAAGCAAATTCAAAAAAAGCTGTTGGTCTTGCAGTGATATCTCATGTTTCTAATATGTATTCAAGGGGAGTTGTTGAAGTATGACAGTAAACTATAAAGATACTGCTGTGTCTAAAATAAGAAATTTTTTATGGCAAGAAATTATGGATAATAATTTATTAGATCAACATGATTATTTAGCAGATGGAATAAAAGAACTACTTGTTCCAATTATTCCAGCACAACAAGTACCAGAATTTAATAATTTAATTTCAGGTAAGCCATACATAGTTTATGATTTTGATATTGTTGGCTATGGAGAAGAATTCTGGATATGTGAAGAAAATATTTTATTTTCAATATTTTCAACGTCTTATCAAAAGGTTGTTGAATTAACTAATTTTATGATAGATTTATTCAGAAGAATGGATGAAACAGCAAAAGATGTAAATGGAAACATGCTCTCTTCTGATATATTTAAGTTTTTTTATTTTACAATTAATGCAGCAAGTAGCCCTACCCCAATAAAAGAAGAAGGTGGAAATTTTATGGGTCAAGTAGATATAACCTATAGATACTCAAGACACCTAGATTCAAACAAAAGATACCTTTAATTCTTTGAATTATTTTACTTAAATGCTATTATTTAAATGAGGAAGTAACAAGCAGAATTTTATTTGATTATTTTAAAATTTTAAGGCGGTGAAAAAATAAAATATGGCACAAGATGTTAGAAATATTATTGTAGGCGCAGCTGCCGTTTATGTAACAAGTAATGCAGGTGATTCAAGACTTACTGGAGGAGATTTTCCAACACCAGTTTCTGGAACCGCCTATGGAACCACAGTTACAGCTGATAGCTCATGGAGAGAAGTTGGTTTAACAACTGGTGGTGTTGAGCTTTCATACGAACCAAATTATGGTGAAGTAACAGTAGATCAGTTGCTTGACGCAGCTCGTTTGTTCAAGCAATCTCAAAGAGTTACTGTTAAAACAACTCTTACCGAAGGTACTCTTGAAAACATGAACCTTGTTTTCGGACAAAAGGCAACTCAGTTAACTCAAGCAAATAGTTTGACTACTTTAAACCTGACTGGTGGAGCTCTTGGAGAAGCACCAGCAGAAAGATCATTGATCTTTATTGGTCAAGCACCTTATAAGTTTGGCTCTAGAACTTATGATAGCACAAAGAGCAAGGAGCGTGTTTACGTTGCTCGCCGTGTTATTCAAATGGAGACAGTTGCACACGCACTTAAGCGTGATGGAGCAACAGAATTCCCTGTAAACTTCAGATGCTTGCAGGACACAACCATTACCGATGGTTCTGACTACGGATATATTCTTGATAGAGTATATGCTTAATCTTTAAAACTAAATATCGTAAATACCCCCACATGAAAATGTGGGGGTATTTTATGTATGTCACGCATATTTTGGTATAATTTGTATAACGATATTTAGGAGGAGCTTTGGCAACCAAAGTTTATGATGAATTAGAAATTGAACTAGAAGATGGTTCTACATTAAATGTTAAACCACTTCCAATTAAAGGTCTTAGAAAGTTTATGGAAGTTGTAACAATGGTAGGACAAGAAGGCATTGAAACAGAAAACGAAGCAATGGAAGTATTTTTAGATGCAGCCGTTATTTGTTTTCAATACCTAGATTCAAAAAGATTTAAAGAAAGTAAGAAAGAAGATATAGAAGATTTAATTACAGTTCCTACAATGATGAAGATTTTGGAAATTGCTGGAGGTTTGAAGGCAGCAGACCCAAATCTCCTGGGGGCAGCACTAAATGGAGCGATCTAGACCTAGCTGCCCTAGAATCAGAAGCTTTTTTACTAGGTCAATGGAAAAATTTTGAAGAATTAGAGTCTAATTTAACAGTAGAGGAGTTGTTAAAAGTTTTAGATGCAAGTAGATTAAAAGACTATGAGCATAAAAAGTTTTTAGCTGCGATTCAAGGGATTGACTTAGACAAATCAAATGAATCAGAAGATTTGGCTGATTTCAAGGGTATTGAAGCTCATCAAAAGGGCTTTGGAATTGGAATGGGAATCGGTCATATTGTTGAGGAGGCAGAGTAATTGCAGTCAATTAATCTGAGTATAGTAACAACAAGCAACTTTGCACCGTTGCTTGCTCAGATATCTACCTTAGAGGCAAGATTAAAATCTTTAAATGCTTTAACGGCAACAGCTGGATCTGGATTTACATCCGCACAAGCTGTTGCTCAATTAAAGTCACTTCAAAAAGCATATCACGAAACAATGATGGCTTCAAAGGGTTTTCAATCTACAACCTTTACTGCAACTACAACCGCTCAACTTTTATCAAAAAGATTAGCAACAAATACATTAAGTGCATTAGATTATAGAAATGCATTAAGATCAGTAACTAATCAATCTAATTTATTTAATTTGGTTGGTCAAAGACAAATTGCTGTTCAAAATTCTAATCTTTTAGTTACTGGAAAGACTGCAACTGCATACACGGCACTAGCGGTTGACATGACAAATGCTACTATTAAAAGTCAAGTATATACTCAAGCAATATTAGCACAAAAGGCTGCCCTATCCCAACTTGCCGTAAATCTTGTAAATGCTGGTAAAAATATGCAATGGGCTGGTAGACAGCTTACTGCTGGATTAACTATGCCAGTTGCAATGATTGGAGCAGCAAGCGCTGCCATGTTTAATACAGTAGATAAAAACTTAACAAGATTATCAAAGGTTTATGGCGTTGGCTTGATGCAACCAACAGTTTCAGAATTACAAAGAGTAAGAAAAGAAGTTATAGGATTAAGCACTGAATTAGGCGCTTCATTAGGAATTAGTGCAAAAGAAGTAACTGATATTGCAGCACAATTTGCAGCAGCAGGTCTTACTGGAAAAGTTATGTTAGAAGCAACTAAGCAAGCATCTAGAATGGTTGTATTGGGAGAAGCAGACAAACAACAGGCAATAAATGCAACAATATCATTACAAACTGCATATAAATTAAATACAAATCAACTTACGGAAGCTGTAAACTTTTTTAACGCTGCTCAAGCTGCCACAAGTACAAACATGGCAGATTTAATTGAAGCAATTCCAAGAACTGGTCCAGTAATCAGAGGTCTTGGTGGAACCTATAAAGACATGGTTTCTTTATTGGTAGCAATGAAAGAAGGTGGAGTTCCAGCAGGAGAAGCAGCAAATGCTATTAAGAACTCCCTTGGAAGAATTATTAATCCAACAAAAGCAGCACAAGAACAATTAAAATCATTTGGAATAGATATTAAAAATATTGTTTCAAAAAATGCTGGAAATCTTGTAGCGATGTTAATTGATCTTCAAACACAATTAGATAGATTGCCAAACCTTCAAAGACAACAAGCGATAGCAGAATTATTTGGAAAATTTCAATTTGCACGTATGGCTGCATTAATGGATAATTTTAATAAAACAGGAACCCAATCAGCAAAGGTTATTGAAATGATGGGACTAAGTGCTGGAGAATTATCTGATATTGCTGATAAACAAACTAAAAAAATTCAACAATCTGCATCTGGAAGATTTAAGATAGCAGTAGAAAGTTTAAAAAATAGTTTAATACCATTTGGTGAAACAATGCTAGAACTTGGAATAAAAATTGTTAATACAATAAAAAAGATTGCTGATTTTATAGAAGGTCTTCCAGGACCAATTAAAACAGTTTTAAAACTAGGTGCAGCAATTGGATTAATTGCTGGTCCGCTTTTAATGTTTGCTGGTTTATTTAGAAACCTTATAGGCAACTTAACTCTTAAAATATTTATACCATTAATTACTGGATTAAAAGCTATAGCATCAGGAGTAAATCCATTAACTGTTTTAAGAGCAAAATTTAGAGAATTTCATGTTGAAGAAACTTTAGCAGAAAAAGCAAGTAATCAGTTTGCAGCTGCAATGAATAAAGTTGTTGATGCAAACGAGTTAATGATAAGTGGTATTAAAGAACAAATAGTTATGGTTGAAAGACTTATTTCAACATTGTCTGCAGCAACTGAAGCAGAAACAGCTCTTTCTGTTAGTAGCGCAACAAGGGCGGTTGCATCTCTACCAATGGGATCCATTCCAATGACTGTTCCAATGTTATCTACAACTATTGCAAAACAAACTCAAGCAGCACAAACAAATACAACCTATAGTCATTTAATACCCAAATCAATATTATCTGAAACTTATGGAACTAAGGCATTAGCTTCTCAAGGAATTTTTATACCAAGTGGAAATCCTTCAAGTTTTCAAGAAAAAATGGGAGCTTATATGCCTCCAACAGTTGTTGCTGCTGGAACTTCAATAGAACAAATGAGACAAACATTAATAAATGCTGCAGCAAATGCTAAAGGCGCAGCTAGTGAAATAACTAGAAGAATTATGTTGCTTAGTGAAGAAGAAATACAAGCATTATTTATTTCTGAAGAAGCTTATGCAAAATATGCAGCAGCAATTATAACCGATGCAGAAATGGTTGCAATGGCGACACAAAAAAATGTAGCAAAAATAGCTGGTGCAACTGGATCCTCTTTTGCTAACCAACTTGCAATTGCTTCAGCGACTGGAAATGAGGCATTAATAGCTCAACTAAGAAAATCTGTTGAGTCAGTTGATTTTTATTGGGCAGAACATTTACAAAAAAATGAAGCTTTATTAATGGCACAATTAGGAAAAACTGCCATGATTCCAGGAGTCGGTACGGTTCCAGCTGTATTACATCAAGCTGGATTATTAGAGGCTAAAGCAATACAAACCATGAGTGATCAAAAACTTCGCCCACTTACTATACAAAGAAATATGTTTAGTTCTGGAATTTATCATCAAAATCAGGTAGCAACTGAATATAATACTAAATTAATGCAAGAATTAAATGCAGCAACTGAAAAACAAATAGTAGAAGTAAATACAAATACAGAAAGAAAACAACTATTAGATAATGAAATAATTCAAACAGAGGAAGAGTTGGCTTTAGCTCAAAGAGAAAGAGCAAGAATTGAATGGGAAGCTGCTAAAAAAGCAGAAATAGCATATTTATCAAAACTTTCAACTGGTTATAATCTTACCTCTAATCAACTATTACTTAATCAATTAATGCGTGGATCAAATCAACTTATCAAAGTAGATAAAAATATTCCTCAATTAGCATCCATGAATAGAAATTTTGGAAATGCATTTAAAGTTGGAACTATTGGAATGACAGATGCTGAATCAAGATCACTTGCTTTGGCTGTTAGAAATGCTGATAAGCAACTTATTAAAGCAACAGAAAGCCTGGCTTATGAAAGACAGGGTGCTGGAATAACAACAGTTCAATTAAAAAATGCAGAAGGCGAAACAATAAGAAGCTTAACATTGTTAGATCAAGAAGTTTTTAATGCAGCAACCGCAGAACAACAACATGCAGCATCAGCAAGATTAATAGCAGCAAAAGAAGAAATGGCAGCTGGTATGCCAGGAGGAATTATCCCTACTACCACGCAGCGCATTCCCAAAGAAAGAGGTCAAATGGGAATGCGTGGAAGTATGGGCGCAATGTTAGGATCAATGGGATTAATGATGGGTGGTTCTAAAGTTGGAGGAAAAACTGGAGAAACTATGACCGCAGCTGGAGAAGGACTAATGTTTGGTTCAATGGCAGCAATGATGATGCCACAATTTGCTGTACCAATATTAGCACTATCTGTTGCAATACCTTTGCTAATTAAAGGAATTCAATTTTTAAATGAAAGCACCGTAAGGTTTGGAAAAACTATGAAAAGTGCTTTATCTGTCTCTAGTATAGAAGCAGATAAGTTAGGAATAAAACTTTCCGAAATAGGTAACTTTACCTTTGCACCAGATACACAAGCAGAAAAAGACAGATTAT